TATTCCGGACGGCTGGGCCATGGTCAAGGTAGAAGATGCCCATCCTGCCGTTACCTACGAACAACCTGAACTGCGTGACGAGCCATGAGAGTCACAAAAATACAGCTTCAGGAGCATATCAAGGTTTTACAATCAGAATTGGATAACATGGCCGAATCTGTTTTTGTGGTTGTTAAGCCAAAAGAAGAACACCTTGTGCGTGACATTATCGGCTACATCCCAGCAGAGAGATATGCAATTGCTAGTGCGTTTGATGGTGAAATGGGCAGGATTGGGACTGCGAAATTCCTGATCACAAAACCAAAGGTTATGAACCTTTCGCAGTATATTCAGTCTGGTATGTACCATAAAAAACCATGAACAAGACCAACTCTCAGGCCGTCGAATCCCACGCCTACGACCCGCTCACCAAGATCCTGACGGTCAGATTCAAGTCGGGCGCGACGTACAACTACCACGAAGTCACCAACACCACCATGGCAAAGTACGACCAGAACGAGTCTTTCATGGGCTTCATGCGCGACCAGGTGATGGGTAAGCACAATCACACCAAGGTATAAAAACATGACTACTCAATTTTACCATTGCAAAACAATCGGTTCAATCCAAGGGTCGATTAGCGAAATTGAGAATCATCGCGCAAATTGCGAGTCTTGCAGGCCGATTTATGAATTGACGAAAAATGTCAGATCGAAAGAGGCTAAAGAGTTCGCGAGTAAGTTGGCCGCGGAACTTAGCCCGCTGATGAGTATTTTGCACAACCATACGAAGGTTTAAGGAGAGCGAAGTGGCAGCTTCTGAAGACATTTTATGTAAAACGTGTGGAGCGAAAGGTTATATCGTGCCAACGTGCCAGCGATGCGGAGAGCAACATCCGGTAGTTGAACCAGCCAAGAAAGAGATCGAGTCTGGACTTAACTCGTTGCTAGACTGGACATTGGTTCCAATGGAACTGGCGCCAAAAGTGATCAGTATTTGCGCTTGCGGAGACTTTTTGTATGCCGCCACCGAGAACGGAGTTTACCGACTGGAAGGTGATACGCTGAAGCCGTTGAAGTTTGAGGCACAACCGGACATACCTGACTTTTTGCGGAGGAAGTTGTGAAATACCCAATATTCTGCCAAGCATGGTTCAAGGGTGATCCGCACGAAGGCGCTGGAATGTGGTTCAGAATCTTCGGTTATGGCCTGCACATCCGGTCGGAGCGCGGCTACCAGCCATTATTCAGTGAGCGGAATGGATACACAAAGCCGCTCTACATCTTTGGGTTGAGAATTGAGGTATTGAAGCCATGACCAAACCCCTCACCCCACCAGGCCGCCCAATCCGCCACGTAACCCACAACGAAGCCGGTGAGCCTCAATGTGGTGAGATACTGTACTGGTACATAGGGGATAAGAATACCATGCACGGCAGCGCCTGTGAGTCAAAAGACTTCCTGAATGCAGATGTATCAAAGATTGAAGAAGGAAGCGAATTCATTATGGAATGCCCAAAGTGCAAGAAACCACTTGGCTGGGGCGTGCTCCACATGGACGGTGACACACTAAGACCTCAACTTTACGGAATCAAGCCATGGCCGCTGTAAAACCCCTCACCCAGAAGCAGGAGAAGCCAAAGGCCAAGAAGAAGCCGGTCAAGCGCAAGGCCGCGCCAAAGAAGAAGGCTGCGGCGGCTCCAACAGTGCCGCTTCACCCGCTGAAGATCAACGGCAAGGAATGGGACAAGAAGAAGGTGATGAGCTTTGTGTGCATGAGAATCGCCACAAGTTCGTCGGGCATCGTTTCAATCCTATCCGCTGGATGTGACGGTAATACCCTTCCTGAATACTCGACATTTATGCTATGGATGAGTGAGGACAAAGAGATTTCGGACTTGTACGCGCGCGCGAAGGAAGATCAGTCTGATTTTATGGCCGACGAGATGCTGAAGATAGCGGACAGTGAGGTTTCCGAGCAGGTAATGGTCGACGGCATCCCTTTGGAGCGAGATGGTGTACCGGTGATGGCCAGGACAAAGGTGGCGGTCGATCACGCACGTCTTCGCGTTGAAACACGAAAATGGCTGGCTGCCAAGCTCAAGCCGAAGAAGTACGGCGACAAGCTGGACGTGAACACGACAGTACACAACTCCGAGCTCACCGATGAAGAACTCGACCGTCGCATTGCCGAGAAGCAAGCGCAGAAGAAATGACCGATGAAGTTCTTGATGATGTAATTGCAACCAGCTTTATCGTCCCGGGAGACCTGTCACGCGCCGAGAAGCTCGAACTCCTAGCCCTACTCGAAGAGAAAGAGCGCCGCTGGAACGGGCGCCGACTGCTCGAATACAAGCCTTACGCCAAGCAAAAAGACTTCCATGCCATGGGGTCGTTCATGCGCGAACGGCTGCTTATGGCGGCGAACCAGGTAGGCAAGACCCTTTCCGCAGCCGCCGAGGTGGCGATCCACCTATCCGGCCGCTACCCTGACTATTGGACCGGCCGCAAGTTGGAGCATGCAAACCACTGGCTGGCTGGCTCCGAGTCTGGTGAATTGACCCGCCGCGGCGTGCAACGCCTGTTGCTTGGACGAGATTACAAGACCGAGCCAGGCACTGGCATGATCATGCTGGAGGATATTGTCGATATCACCCCCGCCCGAGGGGTCCCTGAGTTGGTCGACACCATCAAGGTAAAGAACAAGTACGGTGGAGTCTCGACAATCTCCCTGAAGTCCTACGACCAGGGGCGTGGCAAGTGGCAGGCGGACACGGTGCACGGCGTATGGTTCGACGAAGAACCTCCTGAAGATGTGTATTTCGAGGGTCTAACCCGCACCAATACCACGATGGGCATGGTGATGCTGACGTTCACCCCACTCAAAGGAATGTCTGCCGTGGTCAAGCGCTTCCTGCTGGACAAGGTGCCTGAGACCGGCGTGGTGACCATGACCATTGACGACGCCGAGCACTACACCCCAGAACAGCGGGCCAGGATTATCGCCAGTTACCCAGCGCATGAGAAGGAAGCCAGGGCGAACGGTGTTCCGACGATGGGATCAGGCCTGATCTTCCCGGTAACAGACGAGTCAATCACCGTGGCACCGTTCCGCATTCCAGCCCACTGGCCGGTTATCATCGGCATCGACTTTGGCGTGGATCACCCGACTGCCGCCACTCTTCTGGCTTGGGATCGAGATTTGGACGTGATTTACGTGTGCGGAGAGTACCGGTACAACAAGGCTACAGCAGATGCGTCTAGCCCGTCATTGACGGCAATACACGCATCAGCAATCAAGCCGTGGGGCGCGTGGATACCTGTGGCGTGGCCGCATGACGGCCTGCAGCACGACAAGGACTCAGGGAAGGTACTCAAAGACCAGTACAAAGTCGCCGGATTGAACATGCTGCCCGACAAAGCAACTCACCCGCCACAGAAGGGCGAAGAGGAAGGAACCGGCGGGAACGGAGTAGAAGCCGGACTCCAGGATATGTACGAGCGCATGATCACCAGTCGATGGAAAGTTTTCAGCACCTGTGTAAAATGGCTGGAAGAGAAGCGCATGTACCATCGCGATGATGGTAAAGTGGTGAAGCTAATGGACGACACGATCAGCGCGTCTCGGTATGCGTACATGATGAAACGGAAGGCTAAGACTAAGCCATTGCAGAATGCCGGTGTGCCGCGCATGCCGCCCCCCCGCCCTGTAGCCCCCGGCATGGGTTAACTGAAAGGATGTAGCCATGATTAATGAAGAGAAGGCGATGAGTATTGCCAAAGAACTTGCCGAGCACGCTGCCAAACTGTGTTATCCAGAAGATCAAAAAAAGCTTATCGAGAAGAAAACAGAACAGCTTACAGATAAGTATTTCAGGCAATTTGTTACGCCGCCATGCCTAAGCTAATATTGACAGACCAAAGCGCTTCGGTATAATTCCCGCAACGCCCAACCCTTGAAGCCTACGGGCTAACGCTACTAGCTTGGAACCATAGCGCAAGTGGAGAGCACCAAGCCGAGGGTTGGGAATTGCATCAAGAAGTCAGCGCACTATATGCCAGTCGTGACCAAAGCATGACGATGTAATGGAATAGAGTCGGGTAGTGTGCTGTCTTGTTGGTGTATGGCGCTGTCGGTAGAACGGGCCAAGCGCGGCCCGAGGAACAGGTAACATCCTGCCTATACTGATCACCAACTTCAAGCAACACGATGCAGAATAGACCTCAATGCGCTTCGGGCGCACACCGTAGAAGTTGGTGGGTAGAGGCGATGGGGATGGCTATGGGCGCCGCCGCAGTACCATCTGATGTGGGTTCGAGTCCCGCTTCTGCATCAACCAAGCAAGTGCATCATGGTGTCACTCTCTCAGAACGATAGCGCCCTGGCCATCAGGCAAAAACCATAAGGACGCAGTAATATAAGCCCGCATCGCCAAAGTAGCGGGCTTTTCTTTGCCCCAAATTCCCCTTGCTTTTCAACGAACCCTGACTACAATCAGGCGAAACCACTCGCAAGGAGTTTCCAATGGCCACAGTAGCTAACACGGCAAAGAATGTCGATCTTCAGGACGGCGCAGTTCAATCAATCGTCTGGTCCCCTCTCACTTCCGCCAATCTCGACGGTTCACCGGCAATGTGCGTATCCTGCGTAGCTTTCGCGGATCGCTGCTTCCAGGTTGACGGCACGTTTGGCGCTGGAGCTACGGTTACCATCCAAGGCTCGAACGACGAGACCAACCCGCCGACGAACTGGTATTCGCTGACCAAGGCCGGTACGGGTACTGCTGTTACATTCACCACTGCCGGTGGAGCAGGGATAGCTACTGTCAATGAGCTCACCCGCTGGGTGCGTCCGCTTCTGGCCGGTGGCGATGGCACTACCGCCCTGAACGTCAAACTCGTAGCCCGCCGCGCAAATCCGGCCCGTCAATAAGGAGAACACCATGTCGTCAGTCGCAAGCAACGGAGCGCAAACGCTCAAGAATTTCGCGGTACAGTTCAAGTCTTTGATGGATCTGGCCGATGCGCTGGACAATATCGGCTCTCTCGACAACCTTGCGGCCGAGGCTCAAGCCCGTATGGCTGCTGCTAAAGCTGATGCAGACGCTTCCCAAGCCGAGGTTATCCGCCTGAAAGATGAGATTGCCTCGCTCAAGGCGCAGGCAGAGAACGTGATGAGCGATGCCAACTCCTACGTTGCCGAGTCCGAAGCCAAGGCGAATGCTGACGCGAATACCCTGGTTGCGGTTGCAAAGGAGAATGCTGAAACGATCAACGCCAACGCTCAAGCTAAAGCCCAGAAGCTGATCGGCGATGCTGGCGCCAAGGTGACGACACTGCAAGATCAGAAGGCTTCTTTGCAGGCTGAAATTCTGGACGGTGAAAATCAGGTGGCGCATATAAATAGTGACATCGCCATTGCCACCGCAAAGCTGCAATCGATCAAGGACAGCATCGCGAAGTTGGCCGCTGCGTAATCCAAAATGGCTCTCAATACCCAATTGAGTGACGGCACCGCGAACGCCCAGGCGACTGCGCTCTCTACGCTGTGCAATGGTGGCACGGTCAAAGTCTATGACGGCACCCAGCCGGCCAACGCAAATACCGCCATCACCACCCAAGTACTCGGCGTAACTCTCACCCTCAACGCTACCGCCTTTGGTGCCCCTGCTGCTGGGGTACTGACTGCCAATGCAATTACATCAGGCGTGGCCGCTGCCGGCATCACCCCAACATGGGCGCGCATATTCAAGTCTGACGGCGTAACTGTAGTTATGGATGTTTCTGCTGGTGCTGCAGGGTGCAACATGACAATCGGCGCATTCACTGCTGGCACGACAGTATCCTGCTCCAGCTTCGTGCACTCAGTAAGGGAAAGCACTGCAGGATATTAAATATGAGGGAAATAGATTCTGGCCTGACATGCCAACAAACTCCACGACAGGCTACTAATGGCTGATGGGCACAAGAACTTTGCATACTCTACGGTAGCGACGGCACCAAGCCCAGCCACTACCGGAGTATCGATTGTTCTTTCTGCTGGTGGTGGTGCTTTAATGCCGGCCGTTCCATTCAATGCTGTTGTATGGCCTGCCGGAGTTCAGCCACTGGCGAGTAATGCGGAGATCGTGCGGGTTACTGCAATTTCTACCGACACGCTCACAATAACCAGAATACAAGAAGGCACAAGCGCCCGTACAATCGGTGTAGGTGATCAGGTTGCTGCTGCCATCACCGCCCGTACTTTAAGTGACAACGAGATGCCGCTGGCACCAACAGAAGGGCTTTATGTTCGCCCTGGAACTGGCGCTTATATCCCAATGCGGTACGAAATACTTAGCACCACTACGACCGAAATCGGTCTTGGCGCAATCTTGGAGATTGGATAATGTCAAACTTAATACTCAATGAAACAACTGCACCTTCTATCCCTTCAAGCCAAAAAGTTGCGCTGTATTGCGATATGGCTGATGAAAAGATAAAAGTCCTTGATGACCTTGGGTTCACTGCAATCCTGACTCCTGATGGTTGGCGCGATCAGAATCTATGCATTAACGGTGACTTTGGTTTCGCACAGCGTCAAGTACCAACAACTCTGACATCGAATGCTATTTTGGCGGGTGGGCGAACCTATGCCTTTGATCGTTTCTTCCAGTCTAATCTTGGAACTACAGCAGTGGTGCAGACTCAGCAAGTATCAAACCTGGGCGGTGCAGAAATAGGCATCCAAGCAGAATCATACGGCAAATTCAAAGTAATAACGCTCGCAAGTAAACTGGTAGTTGGTCAGGTTATTGAGTCCACCAACATGAACCACACACTTGGTTTGAGGGTGCGATTCTCCTGCAAGATGAAGTATTCTGTTGCTGCATCAATGCCAGTCCGTCTGGGAATGGTTTACATGACTGGAGCAGGGACGGTAGATACAATATCACGCGCTGCCAGCGGGTTTATCTCAGCATTCGGGGCGGCTGGTGTTGACCCTACATTTACAGCAGCAGCTAACTTGGCGTACTTGACCCCTATTATTGCTGAAGGTGGAACTATCACAGGTAACGGAGTAGACATAAACCTTACTAATGCTTGGGTGCGGTACTCAGCTACGTTCCTTATCCCTGCTACAGCCAGAAACATCATCCCGATGGTGTGGAGTAATACCACACTGGTTGCAAATGATGAGCTAAATATAACAGAGTGGGGTGTTTATGTAGGCGAAGAGTCTAGAGACTGGCATCCGAAGCATCAAGCACTGGAACTCATCGACTGTGATAGGTACTACAACAAAACATTCCCGATTCTTACCGCACCCGCTCAGAATGCTGGTCTTGTAGGGGCGGCAAACGGTATCTGCTCGCTTGCGGCTGCGACCGTATTGGCAGGTAGAGTATGGTGGTATCCAACTGTAAACTTGAGGCGCGTCCCTGTGGCTGCAGACATCACACTCTACAACCCAAGTGCCGCCAATGCGCTGATGAGGCATCCATACATTGCTGTTCCGGCTGACATGGGAGCTACAGCAGTCACAGCAAATCTTGCAGATAGTGCTATTGAAGTTGCCGCAACTGGCGTAGCCACTACGCTTGTTGGCTCGGTCTGCACTGTCCATATAGCGGTAGACGTGGACATCTAACATGCTCGGTAACTATCCTGGACAGAGTTACCCAGGACAGGGGTTTTCGGTAATCTACAGCGGAGGAACATCGGTTGACTGCACTGTAATAGCCAATCAAGTGCAGTCCGCAATTCTGGCTGTAAGCCTGTCTATTGGTAGTTCTGCATCAAGCGCGCAGGCTCAAAGCGCGGCTTTGGTTACAGACAGATCGCTTGATGGGCAGATAACAAGCTGGCAAGTGCAGTCCGGATCGCTTTCTGCCGCACGCGCGATTACAAGCAGTTTGGCCGCATCGCAGGCGCAATCGGCCACAGCTTCAATGCTGGCAACCTTGGATGGGCAGATAGCAACGTCTCAGGTCCAGAGTGTTACCGCAACGCTCGGGCAGGCGATGATCTCCAGCATTGGGTCGTGGCAGGTTCAGAGCGCTTCAATTGATGGGGTTGGCATGTCAATAGACGCAACCGCATCAAGCTCTCAAGTGCAGACGGCATTGCTCGACACAACACCGCCGCCACCGGTATCAAGCTGGGAAGATTACATTCAGCGCGCTCACCGACACGGACGAAGATAACGCATTGACATTACAGACTTCCTGACTACAATCGGGAAAAAGTCCAGAAGGGTAAAAAGTGGCTAAACGTCTTCCAAAGATCGACCAAACCGGAAACGAAGATACCGTTACCGAAGGAGAATTGCCGGAAGAATTGCGCCAACTGATCGCCGCAAAGAGGATAGATCGCCAGCAACGCTTGGATGCTCTATCCAAGATTGTCGCCGAGAAGCGCGACGAAGCAGTAAAAGCCCGCAAAGAATCAGGCATCGAGCGCATCTGGCGCGAGGACGAGGAATACTACCTCGGGATCGATGACCAGAACCGCTCAAACCATCCATACACCAAGTCCATGACCACCGAGGGCGGGCTGACGAGCAACAGTGTCAAAGACACCCCCGGCAAGTGCACGGCCTTCTTCAACATCATCCGGCAGTACGTGGACAACGCCGCCGCGCGCATGGGCGACATCCTTCTACCGGCCGGTGATTGGAACTTCCATATCAAGCCTACGCCGGTCCCGGATCTGGACAAGATCAAGGGAAGTACTCAGGCTGTGGTTAGCCCTGAAGGCAATCAGGTAATCAATCAGGAAACCAGCAAGCCTTACACGCTGGGAGAGTTCGCCGCGACCGAGATGGCTGAGTCTGCCGAGAAGGTAGAGAAGGCCGAAACACGTATTCGTGACTGGCTGACAGAGTGCAACTACCACGGCGAAGTGCGCAAGGTAATCGATAACGCGGCCAAGATCGGCACCGGCATCCTTCGAGGGGCTTACCCGGAGAAGAAGAAAACCCGCGTGGTGCTGAATGGATCACTGACAATCCGCGAAGAAATCATCCCGTCCAGCAAGTCCATCCACCCGTCAAACTTCTACCCAGATCCGAACTGTGGCGACAATATCCAGAACGGCAGCTACGTTGTTGAGTGCGACG